GAAAAAGGAGTCAACAATTCAGATTTTAGTAAAATGGATGGCAACGTTAGCAACGTTGGTCGTACTTTTGCTGGAATGTGTATGTTGAGATTCTTTGAGCCGCAATACCATGAGGAGTTGATGACAGCACGATCTAAGCAGTGTAACGTGAAGGGTAGAACATTTCATGACCTGATTTACTTGGTTTTATTATCTCGTTTATCAGGATCTCCAGAAACTTCTATTGATAATTCATTGGATAACCTTCTGTCTTTATGGCTGGCAATTTTGTCAACCAAGAATGGAGATGGATCGTGGCCAACGTATGATCAAGCTTGGGAGTTTTTGAATGCCAAATGTTTAGTGGGAGGTGATGATGGGCATTCTGCTGACATATCCAATAAGGCTATAATAAGTGGCGCCAGTAAAATCGGCCACAAGATTAAAGCGAAGTTCATTACAAAAGGTGATAGAGGTGTAATGTTTTTAGCACGTGCTTACGGTCCTTACGTATGGCAAGGTGATAATAACAGTATGTGTGATATTGCTAGGCAATTGTGCAAGATTCACACAACACCCACCCCAATGAACATGGATGACCCTACACACTTGGAAGTACGGAAAAACAAAATGACGGAGAAAATGCTCTCTGCGTATTTTGGAGATTCTGAGACCCCAGGTTTAGGAGACCTATGCAAAACTTGGCTAGACATTGTTGGAGTAAAATTCAATGAAGAGTCTGTAGTCAAGTACTCCACCATGGATGACACCAAATACATCTTAAATATTAGTAATTTAGGTAATTCGTACCCTAACATGTATGCTGAATGGATGACAACGGAAGTTTTGATTTCCTTGCCAACTTTTGATTTAGCTGCGTTTCAGGGTTGGTTGCAAGAGGACGTAAAGACCGCTGAGGACATCATTAACCACACTAAATGCTTTGATGACGATCAAGAGATTGATTGCAAGGAGCCTGGATTGTGCGTAAATGGTGAAGTGATTACCCAAGGAGGTGATTACACGGCAACACCAGGAATGGTTGTTGGCGGGAATCCAAAGCCGTTGCTAGTTCCACTAGTCCCTGTGGTAGGGAGCGACCAAAAGCGGAATAAGACCAAAGATGAGATGGCTAGTCAAATAACCCAACATTCCAAAGCTGCAGATGCAGAGCCTCCGGATAAGAGCAAGACCATGTTAAGGATTTCACTCCCTCAGAGAGTAAACATGGATAAGACACAACGACCACCTCGAGTTGTGTTTACTGGAAAAGGGTTAACACATGGTAAAGTGAGACCAAGCGGCAAGGTTAAGCCGCAAAACAACGACCTAAAACAAAAGGTTGTTGCCAAGCCCACAAAGGATGTGGCCAGGGTTTCTTCTTCTTTGTCTACGCGCGGGCGTGGAGGTGGTAGGGGAGGAAAAACTGAGAGAGGTGGACGCCGCTAACAACGGCTTGAGGAGGGGTGGGAGGGAGCACCCCGGTTGTAACAAACAGTAAACCGATTACCCAAACAACCATGACATTGTCTTCAACATCACAAGACTTCATTAAGGCCGCAACTTGCGCGCCTGACAACGATCTAGCACCACGCATCCCGGACGGAAGTGGCGCAAAGACATTCACACAAAAATTTTCACGACAGACTGCTATCTCCTGCCCTGCAGGTTATACCACGTTGATAGTTTGCACTCCAACTATACCAATGGCGTGTTACTCCGTATCATATCCATCTGGGAGCTTTGTTCCTACCGCTGGTTTTTACCCTGCACTATACAGTGCTGGTGAAACTTATGTGGAAACAAAGACTGAATTTCCAGAATGGTACGCAGTGACACCTCCAGGTGGTTTCAGTTCAACTACAACGTCGGTTGATGGTGGCCGATTCACATCACTTAGTGCAGAGTTGAAAAGCACCAATAATTCTTTAACACAGTATGGCGTAATTACGTGCGCCAAAACACCTTTAATGCTCGCTAACCAGCCTAACGGGGCCACAACCGTTACTGGTATAGTTGCAGATAGTGTGTATTCAATCACGGGAGTTAACGCTCTTGTGAACGAATCCGTTACAACAGGCGGTTACATGGCCCCTGTTAAGGACGGAGCGTATGCAGTTAGTATGAGCAATATTGGAGGGGCCGGACAATTCCCCTTCTCTCCTTGCTTTGATAACGCAAATGAATCCACAACTATTTTAGCTTCGGTATCGACAAATCCGCAAGCGCAAATGGGTTTTAAAGGGATACCAATTCTATGGGACAATAACTTTGATAGCATCGTATTCAGAGTAATTGTTCCTAAGAGTGTCGCAGACCAAGGCTTCATTCTAAAGAATTGGGCATCAGTTGAATGGAAGTGTGTGTATGGTTCATTTCTTTATGGACTTGCACAACACCCTCCAGCACGTGACGAGCGCGCTTTTCGTCTGTACTCTACAATTCAAGATAATCTTCCTACTGCCGTTCCTGCAAACATGAATCCAGACTTCTGGAAATCTGTGCTTTCGATGATTAAACCCATCTCAGGCATGGCCAGCATGATACCAGGGCCCATAGGGGCCATTGCAGGTGGGGTTCATGCAGTTTCAACACTGCTGAGCTCATCACCAGACAAAGGGAAGATGAAAATAGGGTCGTATAAAGTGAAAGTGAAGAGACGCAAATCAAAGCGTCCTAACCAACAACAACAAAACATGCTCACCAACAAACAACAGCCTCGGCGTTTAAAACACATCGAGTCTGTTGATTAGCATATCATTTGTAATAATGTCAAATTCCTCCAAGAGTTCGAAAGAAACTCCCCACTCACTAGAACCCAAACTAGTGAGTATGTGGTCTGTTCCAAGCAGATCACCGCAAAATTGTCC